CCAATATTGGGGTGCCCACAGTTTCGGTGAGATCGATCATCAGCTTGCGATTACCGTTGGGAAAGCCGCCTTGGGATCTACCCTAGGCCCTGCTTTCCTAATGAACAACGCGCAAGCTTATATTAATGATGCGGCAAGCCGCATCCAATATACAGATTTGACTAACGTTAGCATCCCGAATTTCCTTGCGGATATCGATGATGTAAGAACGTTATTCCAAGCCTGGAAGAAAAGTGTGAGTTTAGCCAAGAATGTCGCTGGCGGGTACCTAAATTACAAATTCGGGTGGAAACCCACTATTGGGGATCTGACCGATGCTGTATTAGGTGTTCGCGAGTTGCAGAGGAAGCTAAAGCAATTCAAGGCTCTTTACGGTCAAGTAATACATGAACGTAAAGTGCTATTGAATTCCACCACTGAAAAATCGGGTATTGTTGACGTTGCCTCTGACAATAGATATGTCTGGAAAGCAACGCTCAAACAGAAAGTTGAGTCTTTTATCTATTATTCTCCGCAGCACATTGCTGCCCTGAATGATTTTGATGAAAAGATCCGAGGTATCATTGATACTCTTGGGTTTGAACTCAATCCACGCATCATTTGGGACGCTTTACCGTTTACTTTCGTTATCGACTGGTTCTTTAACGTTGGTAAGCAGTTGGAGCGTTTTAAAATTGATGCCTTGGAACTCCCGATACTTTATACTGATTCTTTTCTTCAGTATAAGCAAGAATTAAAAATCGAGTCGTACCTGATAAGTGATAAAAATAATAACGTATCAAGTACGACGTTTTGGCCGTCTTGGATTACTACCGAAGATTGCTTCGTTCGTTTTCCAATACTACCCGATGCCAGTGTCCTAACGGACCTTGGCTTTAGGGCACCGACCAAAAACCAGTGGACGCTATTAGCTGCACTGGGTACCGTTCTCTCCAAGCATACATAAAAGTATGCTTTCAAGAGGACCATTACGGACATACACTTCGTATGCCCATAACGTTGCGGCAACGCAATTACTAGCCTTTTGAGGCGTCCGACATGCGACTTCTTTATTCGTGATGTTGGAACTAAAGCCCCCTTATGGGGTGGAGTCACTAAATGGCCCTATCAACTTCCCAATCTCTTTCGAAGGATTCGCCTACGGATGTTGACACGAATCTGACAGTTTATGTCGCTCGTGCTCAAGATTCTGGCAGATCCGAGTTCGGTGTTCAGGGAATTACTCCCCCGAACGACAAAACTCTTATCGTCTCTCACGAGACGCGAAAGAACGGTGATGTTGGACACCTGGTGAGTCTTCAGCGAACTGAGGTCGACTCACTTCTTGTCCCGGCGACGCTCAGGGTTAACCTGACAATCGTTCGGCCGACCAGCACGGCGATCACAAATGCTATCGTCCTCGAGGAAGTCTTTAAGTTAATTGACTTCTTGGTCGAGGGCGGTACAGGAGCGAACGTCACGGCTGTCTTGAACAACGAGGTTTAAATCTCGTTGTTTGGGACCGTATTAGCGTATTGGTATACCGCTTATAGGGTGGCATTACTAACGGTTGTTGCCGGGGTCTACTTGCTAGTGGCTCTAGGAGATTGTCCATATGGGTGATCTGAAAAGCCTCTTCCTCTTATGGGAAGACCTAGCGAAGAACCATCGCTATCAGCCCTACATTTCCTCTAAGGACATTGAAGTCTTTAGATGTAGGGCCGAACATGAGGGTCTCACTTTCCTGACGAATGCTTTGCCCAGCTTGGGGAAGGCTATTGATAACTTCCTATCTACAACGATATGGAAGTGTCCCGGAGATTTTTCATCCGTGGATCAGATAATCGATTTTGGATCTCATCTTTATGATGATTTCTTTGATTGGTCACCTGAAGAGGAATCAGTTGGCTTGGAAATAGGCCGTCTGATGACTCTCGCAATTCCCAAATTTCTTGGGAATGCTATCAAGAATGCGTTGGAAGGTGATTCTCTAGCCGTAGATTGCGTAAGACAGCTGTCTTACGTTTTCTATAAACTGGAGGTTCAGCATGAC